GGCGACGTTGCTGTTCTGCTGCCTTTTAGGTCAACGCAAAGTATTGCGTTTAGGGGTAACACTGCCTCAGGTGGCGGCACGAAACAGGTGATCACGCAGCAGCTATCAAGCACGACACACCAAACCAACGGCCACAAGCCTTTTGCGTCAATCACTGGTTGGTATGACTCGACGGCAAACAAGACCTATAGATTTCAGTTGTATATGCAGGATCTAGCGGGTACGGCAACGTCATTAGGCACTGTAACTGCTGTTTACTTCTACCTTAGCATATTCAGGGTTTACTTTAGCGGCAATAAGACCGGTGTTGTTTCTGCGGGCCAAACAATTACGGCTGCTGGTAAGACTGGCACTGTAACTGCCGTTGCCTATGTTTCAGGCAATAATTCGACTTACGTGCAATATAATCCCGGTGGAACAGTATTTGTGGTTGGCGACAGCGTCAGTGTTTCTGGTGCAGGGAGCTATATGCTCGTTGGCGAGACCCGCTTCAAAGCCAACACGAATCTATACGCTCAATTTGCAGTGAGCGGTTCTTTATCAAACAAAACACTAGGCGCAGTAAACATGAAGCTGGAGGTAACGCGAACAGGATCATCCGGCATTTATGATAGTGATAATTCAACTGCAACCGACTATATCCACGAAGTCTCCGGCTTCATTATGGGAGCGAGATAATGGAGCTTTACGTTCAGTGGGACCACGAAAACGAGACTATTATTTTTGGCCCCCAAGGCCTTAAAGGTGAAGGTGATAACTGGTATCCGTATGCAGACAGCGGTGAAATTACTAACCCAAGGACTCAGTATCGTCGTTTTGTCTATGCGTCAGAAATTGAAACCGTAATAGGTGTGGTCGACGGGTCTTCAGATTTAACGTGGATTCAGTCTCGCCACTCTGGTTATGGCGGCTTAGAAGACCAGCTTGATATGTTGTGGCATGACATACATTCGGGAACTCTCGACAACACAGGCACCTTTTACAACTTCATCAAGGCGGTTAAGGACGCCAATCCAAAGCCGGAAGATTAGATTTAGAACACCTTAATAGTTGATTTCTTTAGATTTTTATGTATTGGTGATATAAAATGGCGTTAGAGTTTGCTGACATCCGAGAGCATTGGGATGTTGTTCAAACTGGTCTGCTGGCTATCCACGAAGATGTGGCCCCAGATTGGAGACCAGAAGACGTTTACGCTTCATGTGTAAACGGTGATAGCTACCTTATGGTAGACCCCGCACGGACGACTACTGGGTTTTGCGTACTTCAAAGCGTTCCGATTCCATTTCGGAAAGCTAACAAGTTGCTGATCTGGATAGCATACGACCCTATTCCAGAAAGCGCAGCTGTTTACGCTGAAGAACTTGAAACCTTAGCCCGCAACACAGGGCATCAATCGATTGAGATTTGGACTCCCCATGAGGGGTTGGTCAACCTAGCAAAAGGCTTTGGTTACCAGTGCAAATACAGTGTAGTTAATAAACGATTATAGGTGAGATATGAGCTTTGGCGGCGGAAGCGGAAAAGTAGATGAGATGGAGAGCAAGCAGGCGCTTGCAGAGCAGGCGGCGATTTCTCTTCAGCGTTATCAGCAGACGTTTGTTCCTCTTGAAAACTCGCTCATACAGAGCACTCTAAATCAGTTTAGTCAGCCCGCTTATGAAAGCAGAATGGGTCAGGCTGGCACGCAAGCGTCTGGGGTTTACGAGGAAGGCATAGCTGATATGCAAAACGCGGCCGTAATGAATCGCGGTTTAGATCCTTCGATGGGGGCATTTCAAGAAGAGTCAGCGGCATTAAGAACGGCTCAGGCTCGCGGTGTTGGTCAGGCTATGAGTGACGCCGGTCTAACCAACACTGATCAGGCTTATCAAGGACTGGCCAACATCGTAAAGATGGGCCAAGGACTTGCCACAGACAGCATGCAAGGTCAGATGCAGGTTGCTCAGAATCAACTAGATCGGGTTAATAGTCAGGCCACTCAGGATTTTGGCGCCTCAAGCAGCCTGCGTAATGTCGCCGGAACTGTTGCTGGGGCCGGTGCTGGGAGTGCTTTTGGTCTGAAGAATTATGGGGGCATGAGAAATGTTTAGGGATTATCTTGATAGGTTGCAGCAGTCTGGAAATGTAGGTTTTCAGCAGGTTCAAGACTTCTTTTTTCCCAATCCTGAAAGCACCTATCGCGGTGTTCCTACTTATGCCGGCGGTATGGGTAATGCTTACTCAAACATAAACCCATATCGGTACTCAGGGATGGATCCGAAGGACAATCCGGGTGACCAGTTATTTGCAGACCTGATTCGGGCCCAAACCCAAGACTACATGACTCGGTTTGCTCCGGTGGAGAATTTTCTTGCAAGTGAAATTACCGCTACCGGTACCAAGTCGCTGGAAGGCGATTTACAGCGCACGCGAGACGCAGTAGCAACCTCCTCTGCCAATGTTCAGGGAACAATGAATAGAGATGCAGCCCGTTACGGAGTCGACGCACAGCAGCTAGACAACAACACAATGACGTCAGCTTTGGTCGGTGGTCTTAATGCAACACGAATGCGTGATGCAGACAGACGGCTAGCGCTCTTAGGCGGCATGGGCGGAATCACATCTAAAGCGCAGCAGGTGGGTAGATAAATGAGCATTATTGGAACTGGATTCGGTCTTCGCCGACGCGCTCAAGAGGGTATGTCGGCAGTTGCAAAGCTTGAGGCTCAAGAAAACCAGCAGCGCATGCAGTTAGATGCTGCAAGACAGGCTCAAGAGATGCAGATGTACGGAATCTTTGGAGGCATTGGCGCCCAACAAGGAGTGCCAAAAGCTATTGAGGCCTACAAAGCCACTAAAGCAGCAAATGCTGCTAACGCAGCAGGAGCAGTAAAGACTGGCGCAGTAGCTAGTCCTGCCGTTCAAACGCCGACGGCGGCTCTTCTGCAAAATGCAGTTCCGGGTGCTTCTGGCACCGTCGGAGGACCGATGAGTGTGGTCCCGCAAAAGTCTGCAACCGCTCTTCTTAACAAGGCTTCAGTTGCTTCCGGTGGACAGGTAGCAGCGGGAGGCTCTGGCGTAGGAGCAGCAACTACTGGCGGCACTGTTGCGGGTGCAGGTGCGGCCGGTGGCACGGCTGCCGGAGGTGCCGCAGCAAGTGGCGCAGCAGCAAGCGGAGCAGCAGCAAGCGGAGCCGCAGCAGGTGGAGCGGCAGCTGGAGGTGCAGCAGCCGGAGGTGCAGCAGCAGGTGGAGCAGCAGCAGGTGGAGCAGCAGCAGGTGGAGCAGCAGCGGGTGGCGGATCAGCAATGCTGGCGGGACTATCAGCTATAGCAGCGCCGCTAGCCATTGGTTTAGGTGCGGCTTACTTGATTAATAAGTTATTTGACTAGGGGGAAGCATGGCTACTAATTACTCAGGATTTGCCGAAGGCTTCCAAGGGGGCTTCGGTCTCATGTCAGATGCTTTTGATAAGAGTCGATTGCGGGACATTCAAGAGCAAGAACGAAAAGATATGGCGGAGTACCGTATCGGCCAGCAAGGTCTTGATCGGGATAAGCTAGAAGAAACTAAGCGCTCAAACACAGCATCAGAAGAAGCTGCCGCTCTAGCTGCTACTCGAGCCAACGAGCTAAGGACTAAAGAACTTGATGTTATAGAAACAAACGCAGCCACAGCTGGAATCAAAGCAGATACAGCCAGTATTACTGCTCGGGCCACGGCAGATGCTGCGGCAGCAGAACGCACTGAAGCTGAGCGCGAAACAAAAATACAGACGGACGCTTTGCTTGCCAATGAGTTACTTGGGCTATCAGAAATGTCACCCGAAGAACGAAACCTTCCACAAAATAAAGCCCGCGTAGATGAGATTATTGGCAGTCTTTCTGGGTCTCAATTTTACGATCCTAGCAAAGCGTTACGACCTGACATGAAGCAGTATGATCAAGAGATCGGCGCAATCATGACTAAAATTGCAAACGGGGAAGAGATTGCACCGGGTGATATCACTGCCAACGTAAAAGCGGCTATCACAGAAGGGCTTTCAGTTAACAACGCTAAGTTTGTTGGAGCCAACATTACGGCAGAAAGTTTTCCGCAGGCGCCTGCAAGTGCAGCCGGCGGAACCATTCTCGACGTACACGTTCATGATGTATCGGTTGCTTCTGGAAGTCCCGCCCAACAGGGTGTCAAAGCAACACCGGGCCAGCTAAAAGCCAAGGTTGCTGTTAAGTACCGCACTAAAGATGGAAAAATCGGTTATTACTACCCTGACCTGACTAACAATAGGTCTGGCAGTGGCGGCACACCATTCTCTGTAAATTTAGGCGATGCAGGGCAAGCGTACGCCGCTCGATCAACCATGATGTCTGATCTACGAAATAACCCTAGATTCAAGGAGTTGGTCGAAGAGCGTTTGATTGAAAGAGATCACGGAGGATCTACTGAATTTAACGGTCAAGTAGAAAAGATGACAGAGACCATCATTACTGAACTTAAATCTTTAGAGACTGTAGGATCGGGGACAGATGAATTCATGACCTCTACTTACGGCCCTAAATTTGGCGGGATTGTTCAGGTCGGTGAAGACGCTCAAGACTTGGCTAACAATGTATTGGGTGTGCGTGAAAGAGTGAGAGAGCGGCTGTTATTCGGGCGATCTGTTAAGAGCGAAATTGAGCGATCAGATGCGTTTGTATCGAGAGTTAGAAACGGCTTGCGAACACAAATTCAACCCATCGGCATGGGTCAAAGACGAGCAAGGGTAAATAGTCGCGGAAGAAAGGTGACCGGTGAAGAGGTTACTCAGGGAATCGAGGAGTTTTTAGAGGTTTCTCTTGACGATCTGTCCTCTCAGCAACTTGTAATCCTGAATGAGTTCTTTGAGCCAGATGGCAGTATCACGGATGAAAACAAAGCAAGACTAATAGAATTCAAAGCCAAGCAAATAGTCATTTAAATCCAACTCATAGGAGTGTCGGATGCCATTAGTATCCTATGAAGACGACGATTCGATTGACCTTTTCATTCGTGAACAAGATCGATTAGGTCGTGCAAATACGCGCCAGCAGAAAACCGAGGAGCGTGCTTCCGCACAGCGAGAAATAGCCAACCTCGAAGATGAGACAAATGAGTCAGGCGATTTTGTTACGGGCGTCAAAGCTGGTTTCAAGCAAACGCAAGGTTTAGGCGGCGGCGTAAAAGCCCTTGCTGGATCTGTTTTTGGAAACGAGGATTGGGTCCGCGATGGCTTGGATTACTACAACGAGAAGATGGCTGAAGCAGAGGGTCTTGGTGGTAATGCTACCCGCGTTGAGGACATTGATGGCTTTGGCGATGCTCTTGATTATATGCAGTACACTCTCGGCACTCTTGTTCCTGACCTTCTTGGCGGGGGCGTTGTCGGATTTGCTGCGAAGGCTGGTGCCAAAAAGGTTGCCAAAGAATCCTTCAAAGAAGCTATTGATACTCGTGTCCAGCAGTCTGTTGCTGACGGTGCTGTAGAGACCGGGAACAAGATTGCTCTTTCAAAGCTCAGAAAAGAGTATGAGCAAGAAGCCCTTGGAAAAATACCTAGACGGGCTGCCTTGGTAGGAGCTGGCGCATATAGTGCCGCCCTCAACTCAGGTGAAAACTTTACAGAGATAGAAGCTGAAACAGGACTCTTAGACCCTGTTGCGGCATTAACAGTAGGTATCGCCCAAGGCGCCCTAGATAACTTCGGCGTGCCCATGAGGGCTTTCAAAAGACTTTTCCCTGACCGCTCGGCAGAAGGTTTGCGAACAGCAATTGCTGAGCAGATGAATGACAACCGTGGCAACATAAGAAAAATACTAACAGGCACAACTAAGACCGCTGGAGTTGAGGGTGGTGTAGAAGCCCTGCAAGAAGTAATGGGCCGCGCCGCGGTGGCTTGGGCAAATGAGAGCTTGCCTGAATCTGAGAAGCAGGAATTCCTTGATATTATGGGGGGAGAGAACGCTCAATCCCTGTACCTCAACTCTTTTGTAGCTGGCGCTTTAGGTGGCTCTGTTATTGGAGGCACTGCGGAAACGCTAGACGCTGTTAGACCTCAGTTTGATCCAAAAGATTTTGACGATCGCCTAGCCAAGATGGTTGAGGCTAAGCGAGCTGCAAAAAAAGCAGCCGCGGAAGCAGATAACACCCCCCAAGAAGATAAGATTAAGCTAGGAGATATGCCCCTAGAGCCAGAAGAGCAGACTATCTACTTGGGCAGTCTACCCGGACCTCTACAGCAGCAGTTACTTGATGACGGTATAGAGGATGACACTGCGCCGATAGCAGCCGTCCAAGCATCTATCGAGAAGCTAGATGGCATTCAGCAGCAGAAATCAAAGGCTGCCCTAGAAAGACAAGGCATTGCTAGCCGTCGCCGTAGAAAGGTTCAGGCTGAAAAAGAGCCCGGCGTGGTTGCGTTTGAGGGGCCGATATTCACCGTTGCTACACCTCAGTCACTGAAGGAAAAGCAATCGGAGTTAGAGCAACAAACAAAGGAAGGCTCAGAGAAGATTCAGGTGAATGGTGATGACACCTACACACCAGAGTCTATTTCTTTTTCTGGATTGCTGAAGACCATAACCGGCGCCCGTGGTGGCGACCCTATGATCAACAATAAAAATGAGTCTGAAGATCCTATAGTTTTGCAGCCTCTAGCTGATCGCTATGAAAACCCTAGAGATCCGTTAGAAGTTCCTGAGCTAGAAGAGACCATGTCCATTTACTTGGATCTATTGGATCGAGGTGTCCCCCGGCAGCACATAGAATCCGTAACCGGTACGTATGCTATAGAGGGTGACGTAGATCTTCCTGACGACGCAGTTGCTGCATACTTCCCCCAGTCTGGGGCAGTAGGAATTAACACGCAGCAGCTTACACAAGGGCTGTCAGATGAAGAGGCAGCTCGTGTAAATCGATTCGCAATGGCCCATGAGGTATGGCATTCAGCCGACAGTGAGCAAGGCTACTCAGATACCCTCCCCGACTTGGCTATGGATTTCGCAGATGTTGATGGAGACGGCTTGCCTGACATGGACCTCGGCGATGTTGTCGATGAGATTTATGTTAACTGGGAGAACGGAACCGATCTTGGTAAGCGTTTCGGCTATCCATTTAACTTTCTTGAGGGCATGCTCAATGACGCAGCTCCTGAAGACCGGCCGGAGATACTTCGGTCAACGCAGCGAGAAGTTTTCGCGCAGCTCGGGGCAATGCTTACAGCTAATCCAAAGCTACTTAAAGAAAGCGCTCCAAAGGCGTACAATCTTATCAAGTCACTGCGAGACAACCCAACCCTAACTGCGGAGAACATCACCAGTGAACAGGCGCAAGATCAAACAGACAGTCCTTCCACCGATGCTACAGCAGTACCGGGACAAGTTCGGGCACCTCCCATCGAGGGAAGCCCAGAAGTTCAAGACGATGGAGGAGCTGGACCAGTTAGCGGAGATGGCCTTGAGACGGGGCAAGCCGATCAGGAGCTGGGAGGACAGACCGAACCTGAGGACGGGGACGCTGCTGGACAACTTCTACGGCAACAAGTAATTGATTTCGTAGCCTCACAAGGTGAGGTTGCCGGCATCTCGTCAATCCAAAAGAACATCCGTAAGGGGTTCAATCCAACCGTTGAGGTAATCGACGAGCTGTTAGCCGATGGTTTGCTCGAGGAAAACTTTGCCCCCGACGGTTCGCGTTCATACAAAATCCCAGAGCAGGCAGAACCTCAGCAGCAGACTGAAGATCCGCAGGCGATAAGACGGCAAGTCCCTATTTCGAATGCTGTAGAGCGGGCAAAAACCAAGTATGCAGAATACTCTACAGCTCTTGAAGAGGAGTTCTTTGGCAACTTCTGGCCTAAGATCTTGTCTGAAGTTGGTGGGACCGTAGAACCTGAAAAGACCAAGACTGCTGCTAAGCGTGCGGTAAAGGATATTGAGGATTGGGTTCGGGAGAACCCCAAGTACAACAATTACTATAGTGAAGACATGGCAGCCGTTCGTCAGTCTCTAGAAGAGTATTATGGAGACGTTAACGACGACGATCTTCTATTTTTTCAAGTTGCTAATGGACTGACTTCTCCGGCCACCCAGCTCAAATCCAATGTTGGCGATGCTGTTAGAGTGCTGAACCTGTTTAAAACAGAAGGGAACTTAGACTCGATAGTTATGGGTGTCAGCGCTAAAGGTAACGCTGTCATCGACTCAACACCTATCTCTATCTCAGGCACTACCGGACCAACAAAAGCACGGTCCTTGAAGGTGTTTGATCGACTCATTAAAGAAAAAGGTGGTGTACGACAGGCTGTCGATTTCTTGAAAGAAGGCGTCACCCCAAAAGAATTACAGGCTTTTAACCGTGAGATGGGCTACGTAAGCAACATACCGGGCATACCTGCGATCAAGGCTTTAGTTCAATCAGCTACAGGACAAAATCAACTACTCCCGAGATTCTTTATCTTCAACAAGAAGATCGGTGCCTACACGATGAATTTGTCCGGAGATCCACGATATACTACAGTGGACGTTTGGGAATCGCGGTTCATCAGAAGTTATTTTGATGGACTTTATCAAGAGAACACCGGTCTACCCGCAACTGCTTCTGAAAGTGAGCTGTTCCAAGAGTTCTCAAGCCTGTTTAAAGAAGAATATGACAGGATAACCGGCGGCAATGCCGACCCATCAACTCTTCAGGCAATGCGTTGGTTCTATATGATCAATGCAGCTAGAGAGTCTGGGTATAGAGGAGCTTCAACAAATGAAACAATCTCAGAAATCACCGCCCAGCAACTCCAAAGGCTTGGAGGACGCAGCGAAGCTAGCGGGCGAGCGAGCGATGAAACGGTTAATGCTGAAAATGAAAGCCAACCGGAACCAGTCGCAGAAGAAGGAACCTCAGGACAAGTAGAAAACCCTGAGGCTATACGTGTCCCCTCGTACCGAAGCGAAGACGCCAAAACAATAGCTCTTAGGGATACGGCTCGTGAAAACGAAAACATCCCGTACCATGAAACAATCAGTGAGCTTGAAGAAGACAACCGCTTCTGGATTGACGAGCTTGATGTTACCCCGCGATTTAAAAGGCTTCTCAAAGCGCTAGATCGAGAAGACTATTTGGGCTTTGACACAGTAGACGAAGCATTACGAATGCTGTTCAGGGATCTCGATCCCGTTGAGAACTTTGACCTATCTCCTGCCTTCAAGTCTGCGCTTGGTAGATACATTAACGACGTTAACGGCTTCACTGCCGAGGACGTTCAGTACATCCGGGTAGATGAACCGTTCCAGCAGGACGTCAGCTTTAATCTTAACGACGATTACACCGTAGATAAGAGTGTGGATAGTCGCCTTAAAAGGCTAATGCCAAAAGGGATTACTCGTAAGCTTAGTGATCGCCTTGAAAGATTAAAGGATCTTGAGAATCGATTTGCTCAAGTCCTTGGTCTTGATCGACTGCCTTCTGCTTTTTCTGCTTACGACAACGAAAACCTCATGCACTCCAAAGCTCAGAAGCAGCTGGATGATTTTGAGGAAGAGCACGTCAAGCCAATTGCTGAATTAATTGCCGATGCTGACGTAGATTTAGAGCAGGTTGGTTTGTATCTGTTAGCCAAGCACGCCCCTGAGCGTAACGCCAAGATTGCACAGCAAGAGCGTGATCTACGTGAACAGCAAATCCAAGCTCTTGAAGAGCAGATGGATACCGTCGAGGACGAGAGCGATCTAAACCTTATCAAGAAAAAACTTGATGTCCTTAAAACTGCACCGTTCAAGTATCAAGAAAAAGGTTCAGGACTTACTGATGCAGAAGCAGAGGCAATCATTGAGCTTGCTGAATCAGAAGGTCAGGCCAATTCTCTTGAAGGGATTGCAGACCGCGTCTACCAGATGCTCACACAAATGCGAGAGAACATGGTTGAGCAGGGTTTGCTCGACAACAGGACCAGAGAGGACTGGCAGGACACGTATCAATTCTATGTGCCTTTGAAAGGATTTGCCGCATTCCCTGAAGGTCTTGAGATGAAGGGTGGTAATGGGACACAGGGCTTCAGTATCAAAGGCTCTGAAAGCTTCAAGGCCAGAGGTCGGATAACCCTACCCGTCAACCCACTAACGGTATCGATGAAGGATGCCGAAGAAAAAATTGTGCGCGGGGAAAAAAATAGAACCGCCCAAAAATTACTCAAGATGTTTGAGAAGTTCCAGTCTCCTGATAACTGGAGAGTGTATAACCAGAAGGTGCGACCACCACGCGATAACAACCCTTCTGAAATGAAAAGCAATCAAGAGCTACGTTCAGAGCGTCGTGCTGACGATGGGCTGCCCCGGTACATAGAGGTAAAGCGTAGAGGCAAGTCGTTCTTCATTGAAGTCAGAGATCAGGAGCTAAACCGGCAGCTACAAAGTGGCGGTGTTGGCATGTTCAACAACCAAGTCGACTTCATGAACAAGGCTCTGACCAACATGCAGAAGTTTCAAAACTTCCGCCGCAATATGCTGATCAACTACAACCCATCGTGGGGTCTTGTTAACCCGATACGGGATATACAGACTGGTTTAGCTTTTGCTATTTCAGAGCTTGACGCAAAGGGTGGCCGGCTTGAAGGCAAGTTTGACGGAGTTACTGACCTTGTTGGAAAAGTAGGCAAGTCATACATGCCCTCTCTCAAGGCGTTCTACAGAGCGCGCAGAGGTTCTGAAGGTAAGACTGAGGAAGCAAGAGAGTACGATCAGTACGCTAGCGAATACATCGAGGACGGTGCTCCTACTGGCCTTTCTGTCGCAAAGTCGTTAGAAGAGCAGCAGGCCAGATTTGAAACGATCATGGGGCAGTCTGCTAAGGCAAAAGGCATCAATAAGCTACGGCCTTTCTTTGACTGGGTCGAAGATGCCAACCAGACGACTGAGAATGCTGCCCGGTTATCTACCTATATAGAGGCCAGAAAGGCGGGTGTAGAGCGTGCAGATGCCGCAACTCTAGCAAAAGACTTGACGGTTAACTTTAACCGCAAGGGTGAGTATAGCTCCGCAATTGATAGCTTGTATTTATTCTTCAATGCCGCCGTTCAGGGTAACGTCAACATTATTAAGGCGCTAGCCCGCGGCAAGAAAGACGGAGGCGTTAGCAAGGCTCAGACTGTGGCAGCAAGCATGGTGATGTTTGGCTTCGCTAGAACATTGGCCAACATCTCAATGGCCGGTGAGGATGACGACGGAGAATCGAACTACGTTGACTACAACGAGTATGTGATGAAGACCGCCATGGTGTTCACAGATGGTCGTCAGGGCTATGCAATGCCAATGCCGTACGGCTATGGTCTGTTAGACAACATCGGTCGGTTCGGTGCAGAGATGGCAATGGGCATCAAGACGCCGGAGCAGGTGTCTGTGGATTTAGCCACATCTGTCGATCATCACTTCAACCCCATGAGTTTGCACGCAACTGGTGACGATAGAGACCTGATCGAAAGCGCAATCCTAAAAGGCATGTTCTTCCTTAGTCCAGACATTGGTGACATGGCTATCGAGCAGATTGCCAACATCAACTTCTTTGGATCTAACGTAACCATTCCTCAAAACCCGCTGATGGTAGAAAGACCTGCGGCATATGCCTCAAAGCGCGGTACAAACGAAGCCGTAACCGCAATCACTGAGTTCCTTAATGACATTTCAGGGGGCAGTGAGTATCGCAGCGGCGCTGTGGACCTTAATCCAGAGAGAATCATGCACTTCTACGAGTTCTTAATGGGTGGCGTAGGTCGATTCTTGGATGACTCGTCTGACACTGTGATGAAGATGGCTTCCGAAGAGCCTGATCTCTTCCCTAAAGACATTCCCATACTGCGTACCTTTGCTCCTATGGCGAGCGAGTACTCAGACAGGGTCACCTTCTACAGTAATCGTGGCGACTACCAGCAGTATAGAAAAGAGTACAAAGAATCGACACCAGCTGACCGTAGAAACTTACAGCAACGATTTGGCCCAAGGCTGTATCAGTTCGAGATTACTCACAAACAAATTGAGAAGCAGCTTAGAGACCTTAGAAAGAGGAAGAAGGCTTTGTACGATGACAAAGTGATTGACTCGATGATGAGGTGGAAAAAGTTGCAAGCTATTGCTGAGAGAGAAGAGCGACTTTACGACGAATACAACAAGCGATTCGAGTCGGTAAGACCGTAAAGGTTCAACTCATTAGAGAAATCGTTGCGGCACGAGGCTTCTCTAAGTTATTGATTTATAAGGAAACCCGTAGGTTTACCTTGCCAAGGTACAGGTCGCCAGTTCGAATCTGGTTTCCCGCTCCATTCACTCTAAGCCCCTGATTTCTCAGGGGTTTTTTGTTTCTGAAGGGCTTGGACCCATCCAGTGTACAACTTTCACCTTTTTTGTTTTGAACGATGTACCCAAAATCAAGGTTCAACTCGCTCTCAACTTGCCCTCAATGCGACTTGCAGCGTCCAACTTATGGAAGTTGCTCATGTGGGTATAGCGCTGTAACGAATTAAGCGAACGCCATCCACCAATCTCCATCAGCTCACGAGTGTCAGTCTGAGCTTGGAAGTGCCATGTCGCAAACGTGTGTCGCATTGTATGAAAGCTTGTGCCCTTAGGTAGTCCGGCTAAGTCCACAGCCTTCCGCCAAGTCTTATTACAGACCGCGCTACGACTGAACGGCTTGCCGTTATCCTGAACAAAGACGCCGTCAATCTTGCCTCGCAAAAATGGTCTGCGCTTTACCAATTCCTCTTGAGCACGCTCACGTCTTTTTAAGATGTCGCGTGCATCACCATTCAGAGGAATGAGTGCCGGCTTACCATTCTTTGTTTCGGTCGACTCAATCGACATGTACCTACCGTCCTTGCTTATCTGAGACCAGCGTAGTGTCCGTACGTTGTTGTTGCGTTGTCCGCAACTCAAGGCAAACTCCACCATGTCCGCTCTCAGCGGGTCTAGCCATCTCAATAAAGATCTAACTTGACCCGGGTCTAAGTGCAACTCTCTCATCGCTTCCGGCAATGTCTCGATTTTTGGCACACCCTCAATGACTTCAAGCTTGTCCCGTGCGTAGCACAGTGTCAGTCGTAAGTACTTGAGGTACGTGTTCACAGTCGAGTTACTAAGACCGTGCTCGTAAAGCAGCTCCTCTTGCAGATCGTTAATGTCTTTAGCCCGGATAGTAGAAATGTTTCTATTACCCCAGCGCTCGACCATCTGCTTGATCGCTAGTTTTGCCGCACGACTCTTATCATTACCTCTGCGTGTTTTTATTTTTAAATACCGCTCTGCTACATCTTTGAACTTCATATGACTCTCCGTGTGTATGAAGCCCCGCACCGCAGCTATACCTTATCAAAAAAAGGGGGGCGTTTCCGCCCCCAATCACAAGGAGCCACCTTTCGGGGCGGCACGTTTTTTAGTCACTGGTGTGCCAAGCCAGTCAGGAACTCGGGTACCTATCAGACCCGAGGACTAATTAACAACCTCGCCTTCTGCCACTTCCTCTGCCTCTTGGGGGAGGGGTTCCGGCAGAAGCTTTTTAGCATCAGCCAAGGTTGAGTCTGCACCGGCTCGAGCTGCCTCAAGTAAAGGTGTCAGCATCTGGATTGCTTGGTTAGCTTGTTGAACGAGTGCCAGCATCTGGCGAGGTCGCTCTCCAATCTCTTGAAAGTTGTACGACTTACCGTCGATACTAATTGTTTGATCACTCATCTTTTATGCTTACTCCTAGCGTTGTTTCGTAAAAGTTCATATGACCTTGGCGCTTGCACCAAGATCCTTGCTTGTGGGACGACCCTATTCTTGCTGAGGTCACCTCGCCCACAAATCTCACAGAAGTCATCAGGCGTGTACCAGTACTCCTGAATTCCTACGAGAGCTATTGAGACTGTGGGGCTGACCTCTAGGATCTCACCACCAACAGTCATAAGTTGTTCAACACAGCCGTCTTTGGAATACACATTTAAGAGACAATCTTGCTTGCCCTTGTGGTCCCGGACGCGTCGAACCCATATTTTGTGCTCGAACGTAGTCTCTGGACTTTGGGGGTCCATGTTCTTTCCCCCGTATAAGACGCTATCGACAGCTCGCGTTAGCCGTAAACCCATATCAATACCTTTAAAACGGAATGTCTTCCTCGGGAAAGTCAGCTTGCTGTGGTGCAGGCTGTGGGGCTGGCTTGTTTGCAGGTTTGTTGGGTAACCAGAACTCGACGTTCAGCTGAGAGACTTCGCCATCGCGCTTCTGTTCAGCAACTTCTAGGTTGTATCTAAAGGCGTCACCGCCATTGATATCGAGTGCTCCCTGCAACTTATCGATCATGTCCTGATCGATCTTCAGCCAACCGTCGAAGCTTGGAATCTTCAGCGCTTGCTGCTCTTTACTTAGATCTGTAAACCAGCCGTACTGCTTGAGCTTGTTGTACTTCTCAAGTTTTTTCTCTCGATCTAGCGGGTAAAGGCGCCCCTTACCAGCATTAATTGCCTCGAAGGCAGTAGGTTTATTTTGCATTAGTCATCTCCGATTGATTTGATTGATGATTGCAGTGAATTACTCTGCCGACGCCATTCGTCGATAGAGCTATCTTTCTCTAGCAGGGCTTGTTCCCCGCCAAGAAATTCAAATGCCCCGCGGAAATCCACCGGAGGAGTTTTCTTGATGACCTGTATAGACACGAATCCGTTGGTGATTGACCGCTCGTACTTTTTAACTAGCTCTTTCTTGAGTGCGTCACGGCTAGCCTTGAGGTGGTCTAGGTCTTGAAGTGCTTGATAGTTCATGACCTCAATCTCATTGATCTTGCCTTGAATGTCGGCAAGCTCAGACATCTGGTCATCTTGGATTTCATCGTAGTCAGGCTTCAGCGGATCAAGGTGCTTTTGAGCCCGTTCAGGATCGGCAGCTTCAGCTTGAATGAAGTCATACCAAGCCTTGAACAAATCAAGTCTAGTGACGGACCCCTTTTTTGGTGTTGGCAACAGCCTTCCTTCAAGCTCCTCGTCCAACCAATCCCAGTTGCGCTCTACTCTATCGATGTGCCATTGGCCTTCAGCCTGTGGATCGGTCGCTAAGTAGCACATGAAGTCACACCAATCTAGGTCACAGACCTCCATGACCATGTGGCACTGCCACAAATACATGATTCGCTTTTCGTCAAAGACCGAGTAAGGCGCCTTGGTCCACTTAGGATAGGGGCACTTGAACTCGGCACAGCCTTCAATACCAATCAGACCATCAGGCGATGCGGCTAGGAACGAGTGCTTTGAATGTACAACCAAGCCAGTCTCATCAACTTTGTACCGTTGAATTTGCTCAAGCTTAACCCGGGCATAGTCCTCCATCATGGAGCCATGCTCTACTGCCGCGTTGGTTTGAAACTCAGACTCGGCGCCAAGGATAGCCCTTACCTCTTGGCGGACAACTTCCGCGACCTTCATGTAAGGGTGCTTGTTCTCATAAGCAGCGCAGATACTTGCTTTGATCAGGCCAGCTCTGGCTTTTAGCCACCCTTCAGAACCTTGGGGGTGCATCATGCTGACCACCCCTTCTTGCTACAGACCTCTTCCCACCGATTGAGACGGTAGTCTTCCAGCCCGCGAGACTTCAGAGCCTTAACATATCGATCAAACATTTTTTGACCGGCAGTTTTTGTTCGCGCCTTTTGGATTTCTTCGAGGCTGGTCATCCAAAGCCTATCAATGCTGTTCCTGACTTTTGAGTCCGCTTCTGTGTCGTCCGTGGGTAAAACATCCCCAGAGGACTGGTCAGTGACTTCTTCTACAACCCCCGGCTCTTCTGCCGTTGGCTTCTTGAGCCACAGTTGATGGCCAAGGCCGAACTCAGCCATCGCCTTAACGCGACACCTTTGCTTGGCGGTGTTTATTTGAAAGCTGTTTGGGTTGCGTACAACATCACCGCCGTCTCTCACCATGTAAGAGGTGATCTGGGTGTGCCCTAAAACCGTCATGCGACACCTAACCTCGCAGGTACCGTCATTGAAGTAATGAACTTCCCGGCTGTCGGGGTCTTCGGTAAATTCCCATGTGTATTCTGGGAAGTTTTCCATCATGAGTACGTGCGCGTTCATCCAAGACACAGCGGGAAACTTTTCCCCGCTTATCGTTTCGGACTCAGTGCAGTGTGGTTTTATGTTTACAGCAGAAAGGGTTGCCCATATGTGGGCTTTAGAAGTCTTGTCCATGTCGCATATCCGTGTAGTAAATCAATAGATTCACCACAAAGTTTACGCTTGCAAATGAGTTTGTCAATTACTAGATGGATTTGGACTGTCTTTTCCTATTAATTTTGCGACCACATCGTCACATTCTTTTACATGTATCGATGGATTATCTTCAATAAATTTCCGGATTAGTTTGAATAAAGCCTCGTCCGTGAGTTTCTCTTTTCCCATTCTTCCGATCCTTGGTCTGATTATTTAGCCAAAAAAGTCTTTAGATTTTCCATAAACGACTCAAGCGATTGCTCGTCAGACTCGCCCATTAGGACGAGAGCGGCCATCTGCTTGGCGCTCAAATCGATATTGTATTTATTTTCAAAGTTTTTACACCTGTGAATGAGTTCAGATAGTCTAGATTCTGAGATGAAAGCGCCTCTTGACTTTCCGGTCGACCATTCGTAGAAGTCTAAACCGAATTCATCTGCGAAATTTATTCCCGTTTGGATATTTTTTGGAAGGCTACCCTTCAGCCAAGCATCCGCGGTTGCGTTACTACAGCCGGTCTTTCTAGCAATTTCAGAGGCTCGCCCCCAAGCTGCGACTCCGCGTTTTGTTAGTTGTTCGTTTAGGTATTCCGATCGTTTCTGATTGTCATAGTGCATTTAGCTCATCCGTGTGAAGTTTTTTTAGTCTACTCGAAAAACTCTGTTAAATGCGAATTATTCTCATCAACTCAGTTATGATAATTAAATTTGCACTATCAAAAGAATTTTCTTATCGTTACATGCGCTTTACAGCGAACCACCACACGGAGTAGTTAATGATTTTCAAACCTGCGGCTCACAAATCTCGGCACTACACCAAGCTGCCAAACGATTTGCTGCGTGACCCAGACCTAACCCCGGAAGCCATAGGCGTTCTAGCTTACCTTCTTACGCACGTTGACAACTGGCGTGTCACTCAGCGTCAGCTTAGTAACCACTTCAATTGCAGCCCCGGCCGGATTAAGAATATCGCCGATACGTTAGAAACCTGTGGGTACATTCGCAGAGTTAGGTATATAGATCAGGGGAAGCACGTATTTGACTGGGAGGTATATGACGAAAAGCAAGATGTCGAAAACCGACATGTCGAAAAACAAGATGTCGAAAATCAGCACCTAAGAATAAACATAGCTAAAGAAGAAACATCTACTAAGAAGAAACATTGGAAAGAAGAACTATCAGACTCCTGCCCTGAAGGCATTCCTAAACTGACATGGCGTGAGTGGTGGGAGTACAAGGCTGGCACTCGCAAGCCGGGTAAGTCGACGATCACTAGGCAGACCCATGACTTCGAGACAATGGCCAAAAACGGATTCGATTTATCAGAGCTAATCCCCTTCGCTATCAGTCGAGGATGGCAACGTATTGGGAGTCCAGACTGGGACTCGCTCAATCGATTTAAAAATAAACAAAGAACAGATGATTATCTTGCTGAGGTTAAGTAATGGATATACGTGTGCTCAAATCAGAGCTTGGGAGGTATGCCCATCAAATATGCCAAGAGTTGTTTCCCGAAGGGATCATAGAGTCGGGGTGTTACAAGGTAGGCAGCATCGAGGGGGACAAGGGACGGAGTTTTTCGTGCTACCTGCATGGCGATAAGGCTGGGAAGTGGATTGACTTTGCAACTGGCGATGGTGGCGACATGCTTGATCTCATCCAACATGGTCGAGGCATGTCACTTACTGAGGCCATGGAGTGGTCAGCTAAGCGCTACGGTATACGGGATTACAGCCCCGCCCCAAAAATTTCGCAGTCGGCAAAGAAAAAATACTCCACCCCTGCCCCACCATCTAGAACCAGTAACAGCCTGATACATGAGTACATGCAGAAGCGTGGGTTCAGGGAGATGGGTGAGGTGTGCTTCCGGTACAAGATCTATGAGACGGAGACCCGTGGTGGGCTTGATGTCGTGTTCCCGTTCCATGACGTGTCGGGTGACCTTGTATTCCTGAAGACAAAGCCGATGAATCATGATGGCAATCCGTCTACTCAGAAAGACCTCCGGCCGATACTGTTTGGTTGGCAGGCTATGCCGGCAAGTGCTCGCAAGGTGTGGATCACTGAGGGCGAGTGGGACGCGATTGCATGTGGTGAGCTTGGATTTCCAGCGTTGAGCGTGCCAATGGGCGGGGGGAAAGGCGCCAAGCAAACCAATTGGATCGCCAACGAATACGAGAACCTTGCCCGGTTTGAAGAGATCATCATTGCCACTGACATGGATGAGCAAGGAGATCTAGCTGCCCAAGAGATCATGAAGCGTTTAGGCGACCGGTGCTACCGGGTGAAGCTCCCAACAAAAGACATCAACGAGCTACTTCAAAAGCAGGGTTACGAGCAGTCTCGGCTGGTTCTCGAGGCGGCGTATGAAGAGGCCCGATGGCAAGATCCTGACACACTGCGCTCTGTCATGGAGTTTGAAAAAGACATCGATGATTACTTCGATAAGTCGATCAATGACACGCAGGGGTTTGGCTCGGGGTGGCACAAAATAGACGAGGAAGACATACGGTTTCGGCCGGGCGAGATGTGGGGTATTACCGGCATCAACGGTCATGGCAAGAGCATGTGGCTAGGTCAGCTATGCCTGAATGCTGTTGAACAAGGGCAGAAGGTATTAATCGCTTCATTCGAGATGAACCCAAAACAGACTCTTGGTCGCATGATGAAGCAGGCGGGAGGCAGCTCCGAGCCACCGAAGGACTACCGCCAAAAGCTGATGGAATGGATGGGTGCAAACCTTTGGCTGTACGTCGACAACATAACGCCTAAGCCTGAAGACCTGATGAAGTGTTTCGAGTATGCGTACCGCCGCTACGGTGTTTCGGTGTTCGTCATTGACTCACTGACAAACATGGTTAGGCAGGACGACTTCGAGGGTCAGCAGAAATTTGTCGAGAAGGTCGTGAACTTCAAGATGACTACCGGCGCCACTGTGTTTTTGGTCACGCACTCCCGGAAGGGCGAGGACGAGCACAAAGCCCCGAACAAGTACGACGTCAAAGGTAGCGGATCGATTACCGATCTTGCCGATGGGTTTATGTCGTTGTGGAAAAACAAGCGAAAGGTCGAGCACCTCGAGCAGTGCCGAGTGTTAGGTGAAGAGCCAGACGAAAAGTTTACCAAGCAGTGGGACGTCTACCTCGAGATTCTGAAGAACCGTAACGGTGGATACGAGGGCAAGGTCGGTTTCGAGTTTGACAATCGCACCTGTCAGTACCTCGAGCGCCGATCAGGCCGGCCAAAGTATTACATCAAGTACTCCAAGGAGAATCCAAATGGATAACGAAAGGTTTGCGAAAGCCATCCGCGATGCGGGTGCAACTGTGCAAAAAGCAGAGAGGGATTTAGGCTATGCCGAAGCTACTGAGAAAAGGGTTGCGGCTCAGCTCATGATGACGGCAGAGCATGCTCACGGGCAAAAGACCGTAGCGGCTCAGACCAAGTGGGCCGACGAGCAGGACGAAATGTTCAATGCCCGCGTCAATCGGGGCACCGCCAAGGGCGCCCTCGCCTCCGCAAAAGCTAACCTTCTTGCAGCCGAAGTCTCGTTTAAAACGTGGCAAACAGAGATGGCCACCAACCGAGCAGAAATGCGGACGTTGATGGGATGAAGTCTCACTCTGCCACCAAGGAAGAGAAAGAATGGATGGATGCCATCGTTCAGCTGGGGTGCATTGTTTGTCGCTTGCATCTTGGCGTGAAGTCGCCGGCCGAGGTCCATCATATTTCAGGAAAGGTAAAACCGGGGGCGCACTTAAACACAATACCACTATGCCCCAACCACCACCGGGCCGGCTTAGCTACGCCAATGTGCGTGTCTCGCCACCCTTACAAAGCTCAGTTCATTGAGCGTTACGGATCAGAGGAATATCTACATGAGCAAACATCATCACTTATCGTTGAACGACGCGACACCGGAAGACTGGGACCGAGTCTCGAAGCCGAAGCACTACTCTAGTCAGAACGACAAGTTCCCTGACCTCGAGTGCATCGACTCCACCAAAGCGAGCATGTCTCCCGAAGGCTTTAAAGGCTACTTGAAGGGTTGTGTCCTCAAGTACATGTGGCGTTACGAGGACAAGGACGATCCGAAGCAAGATCTAGAAAAAGCGCAGGAGTATCTGCAACGGTTACTGGAAGAGGTTTCCAATGGTTAATTCAAGGACCAAAGGTGCTCAGTTTGAGCGTGAGATCGTCAATCTCATGCGTGATTGGCTGGGTGATGAGGCCACTCATGGCCTGCGTCGAAACCTGACGCAATATCAGGTTGCAGATGAGGGAGACCTGAAGCTGGGCCCGTTTCTGATCGAGTGCAAGCGCTACGCAAAAGGCGATATCCACCAAGGCTGGTGGTGGGATCAAATTTTGAAGGCCGCGGGAAAAGAATATATCCCCCTCCTGATATATCGATTCGATAGACGCCCAACCAGAATGGTCTTCCCTTTACATATAGTCGGAGACTACCCCGAGAACCTCGATTACACCTGCACGGTAGGTGTGGAGGAAGGAATTATGATCATCAGAGAGAAGCTCTGTGAGAGTTCCAGAGTTTAGGCGCCACTTAGAGCTAGCCGCAGTAAGGCTAGAGTACCCACTGGTTGCGGAATACGTGCGCGAGAATGTCCCGGAGGATTTCCACGACATGATGTACGCTTCGCTGTACCTCGAACTACCCCAGCACTACGCCAAGCAGGACGTGGACCGAATCAAGGAGCTGTTAGCCATGCTCCCGGAGGAAGAGCCAGTCCGAGACTTCAATGAGATCGTGACCTATTGGACGCGTCGGATATGGGCCAAGAATCATGGCTAGACCTATTTACGAAACAGCGAAGGACAGAACCAACGAGGAAGATATCGCCAATCAGATCGCTGAGCGATACAACGCAAAAGCTGTCAAGGCAAAACGCCTGTATGGGCTTGACTGGTTCTTTGAGCGCGATGGGTACGTTGTGGGGATGGTTGAGATCAAGGCTCGTAGGTGTGCTAGCTCGGACTACAAGACTTACATGATCAGCGCTGACAAGATTGCGCGCATCAGGATGCTGTCCAACGTCTCAGGCATTCCCTCGTTTCTGTTTGTGTCGTGGACCGATTGTATTGGCTACATCAATCTAGCTGATCAGCCGGACTTCACGGCTGTTGGTGGTCGCAGGGACCGGGGGGATGATCAGGACGTGGAAGCTGTGTTGCACTATCAGATCGATAGGTTCATTCGGGTATAAAAAAACCCTACGGTTGTAGGGTCATCACAAGTAGTTTCATGGCTGGCTCTGGCATCTTCCGGTAGCCGCTGGTGCCGGGTGATCGGGTCCAGTTGTAAACGCCCTCAACCTTCATCCCCAGCAGTTCAGCTATTTCTTTTGCTGACAACCCGCGCCTACGCATTATGAGCTTCAGTGCTTCGTTGTTATCCATACTTCCCCCGCTTGAAAAACTCAGGGTAGACAATCTCTAGGGCCGGCTCATCGTTGAGCCTTAGCAATACAGTCGAGTAGTCAAACAGAATGCAGACGGGCTCTTGAAAGCGTTTTGCCATTTGCTCAGCCGCCTGCATCGCCAGTACGGCGTCTTCACTGTCATTGCTCGCGAAGTTAAATTTCACGGGTAGACGACCTCGCTCAAATAGTTCTCAAGCTTTTTCTCGTCGTCTTCGTTCAGCTCGATGATTGTCCCTTGCCACTCCAGCCAATCCCACTCAACCTCGCAGAAAGGCGTCGACTCAATGACCCCCCATGCCTCAGTGTCCTCTTTCCAGCGGTGGACCTTGGCATTGATGACGTCAATGTCCGCCAGCTTAATTTCAATATGCGCTGTGACCATTACTGAAGCTCCCACTTATAAGCGATGTAGTCATTGTGCGACTGCTCTTTAAAGCCACACTCCCGGTGCAGTCGTACCGTGTAGCTTCCGTTGCTGAATCTAGCGCCAGCAATGTACGCGGGCTCAGCAAAGTAGCCGCTGACCGACAACTTGGTCTCAGGGAAGACTGAGTCGCAGATCTTGTGCAGGGTTTCTTCCTCGTCACCATGAAACCCGTGCTCGTCGATGACTAGGTTTATCTCCAGAACCTCGTACCACTGGTCCTTTGCACCTTCCATGTTTTCCATATAGAACAGCCACTTGTGCGGTCCCAATGCTGACTGCTTCATGGTTCCGGAAATATCAATCAACCGGGGGTGATGTGGGTTGGAGATAAAGTGTTTTTCTCCCTCCAAAATGTCGATATCCGCTTTGTCGCCAATCTCAAATCTGCTCATGGTTTAACTCCCTAGCGAGTAGGCTTTTGAGTGCTGTCAGGTCTGCCTTGTCGATGATGACCTCGCCAAGCGTTCGCTCGAGCGCAGTCATTAATTTGCGTCGCTTCAGCAGCTCCACAGCCATTGATTTCTGATAGTCTGCGCGGAGCTTCACTCCACTTCCGGCTGGAGACACCATCGTCTCCAAAATGTGCGTTGGTAGTTCATAGTGCATTTGCTTTTTGCCTCTTCTCGTTAAGCTTTCGGACCAGCTTGGGCAAGTCCTCAACTTGGAACTCGTCGAACGTAAACTCGACGCATAGGATGGTGACTACCTCGTGCATCAGGTAGCCACCGTTTAACAGGTCAGTAGCCCTGTCGATCACTGTGTATCGGTAAGCTGGGCTGATCACCACTGCCTCCCGGTTACAACTTTCTCAAAATTAATCCGATCCCAGCCCGTGAACTCAGAGTCGTCCTGTTCAGTTTCGAAGTGGTCGCTTACACGGTCATAGATATTGTTGATGATCGACTCACCTTGATCACTCCAAAAGTAATCAGAAATGCACACCATCGGATCGTGCTCTGATCCATTGGCGTAGATCAGCCAGAAGCCACCCAGACGTTGCCATGTGCCATCGCTCCACTGCTCGTGGACAATGAGGTAGTCCTCTTCCGTAGCCGCCATAGACTCCAGCACAGAGGCCATGTCGGTTGATTTGTGGAGCGTGTCCTCTTCTCCGTCGTTGACGGTGATTGCTAGCCGCATCAATTCCTGCGGCGCTAAGATTTCCAGAACCAACTGGGCCACGCAGGCCCGGTCGGAGAAAGGTAAGGTGTTGAGATTCATGACTGCACCTCCATGCTTTGCGTGTCGTTGTTCCAAGCAAGCTTGTGCTTTGACGTTGACTCGATGGTTTTGAGTAGATGCTTCAGCGCTGTAAGCTTCTCGTAGGCGGCAACCTGCGCGGAATCAATCGAGCTTGTGCAGATTGACACCCATTCGCGTTCGGCGTTGTTTCCCCAGTCACTCGCCAAAAGAACATCGATTGTGTCATCGACCCCCTCGAGCCTATCGATCTCGCGACTGAGTTGCGTGGTTAGTAAGTGCATTTGTGCATGATTGAGCTTGATGGTTAATACGTTCTTCATGACTGTGCCTCCATGTCAAAAAAAATCGGGGCGGGGAAAGAAAACCCACCACCCCAGTGCCTGTTATTCGTAAGGGGTAAGACCACGGGGTAGAGAGCGACCCTGCTTGAGTAGACGCAAGAACTCCTTAACGGTGCCGGGGAATCCTGAGCCCTGCTCGTTGAACTTGGAGATGTCTCCAAACCAGCAGTGGTCGGGGTCGAGGATACCTCGCTGAAATGCCATGCCCTGAACCTCAGCCCAGTCTGCATCGTTTTGGTAAACCGATCGGCAGATACGGTCACCGATTGGTTGCTTCTTGAAGCCCTGAAGCTTCACGACTTTGTTGTTCATACAGTCCTCCTGTTGGACGGTAGAGTGGTGAATTCCACAGACGCCCGGTTGGGCGTTTCGGCCAGTATTCCTCTGGCACTCATCAGTGTGGTTCAAATACTCGAGGTTACAGCGGACCTGACTCTCGTCAGTGCTTTAGGTCCGTGCCCCCCGACGTTCCATGTGTTGATCTGTTCAACCGGAGGACCACCAAACGCCGGCCCGTTTTTCCAGTTGTAAATCGTGGCGACTGTCCCGTCGCTGAACTCGACGTCCCACATCGCGTCAGTCTTGAAGGGGTCACCGTTGCTCGTGGGTGGCCCGAACAGTCGGACCAGTTGGTCGTAGGATGGGTACACAACACCGACCTTGTGGGTCATGTTGGAAGCCGCCGAATCGGTGCAAGGTTTCCATTTGTGGCTTGGCATGGTTAGTACTCCTCAGTACAGCGGCGCATAAAGCGCCATGATAAAAATAAAGTTAAGGCTCATAAGCATAAAAATCTTTTGAAGGTCGCTCATGATTTTTTCTCCTTGACCACTTCGGCAAACTCACGCAGTCGGTTGTCTTTTTGAAGCTTCTTGATGGCTTGCTTGTACACATGCTGTGCGCCCATGCGGCTGAGACCGATCTCTTTGCCAATCTCCGCAAAGGTCATTTCGATGCCGTCCGGCAGGTTGTTCTTGCCCATGACTTACTCCTCGTTCCAGTCGTAATAATCGGGGTTCGATAGCGGCACGATCTGGCCCTTGGCCCATTCAGGCTGTGCGGGGTCTGTGACCATGAAGTACTCGAAGTCCTCTCGCTCATTCGGGAGCGGCTCGCGTTCCCACCAGATCTCAAGGGTTGGCGTGCAAAGGATCGACCTTCCGCTTTCATCCTGAACAGAAAACGAAATACCTCTGTCGATCAGCTCCGCTCTGGTGAGGGGGTAGCCCTCTTCATTGTTGAAGAGTGAAAGCTCGTCAACCTCGCGCTGGTGACTGTCCGGCATCTCGTCCTCCTGAGCCCCACACAGATCACAAGTCAGCTGGGTGGCTTTGTGTTTGATGTACATCTCTGGCTCACCATCACACTCACAGTCCCAAAAATTTGGGTTGGTCTTCGGGCTGAACCAGTCCGCCTCGCTGACATGTTCCGGTCTTGTATTCGAGTTCATGCGACTTTCTCCTCGTGGGTAAATGAGGCCTTTGATGGCCTCTTAAAAAATGCAAATTTAGGGTCGTCTTGAGACACCGTGAGCGTTGCGGTAAAGGTGACGTGTGATCCTTTGCCTGCCTCGTTGAGGCTGTCCGGCTTGGTGCCCCAGACCTTGAACCCCCGGTCATCGAGGACAAGCATTTTGACGACCACTGAGTGGTATGAGTAATACCCGTCCTCAGCCCGGGTTCGGAGTATCTCGCCAGAGATCTCTACGCGGCCCGCAGGGGCATCCTCCGCCGCCTCGTACTCTGCCTGCTCGATTGCAATTCGCTGAGCTTCAGCGGCACGTTTGGGCGCTTCAATGTAGTCCTCGATCATGGTCACTACATCCTTGCAGACCGTGTCCAGATACAGATGACAGACCTGCCCGTCCCACCCGTCAAACACACTGCCGTGCCCCACAGGTAGCTCCTGCTGAAGCCCGCCCACAATTTCCTGAGCCAGCTCGGCTGGGACGTAGGTGATGCGGCTGGTGTTGGACCCGCCGGAGCTTGGCTTGGGCTCGCCCGTCGGCAAGTACTCGCCACCCATCGCGACCTTGTGGTGCTCGACAACGTCGGCCCCCGTAGGGTCTTCCACATACCAGACCCAGTTGTAATGGTCGCTGGGCGCGTGGAGGCGCCAATCAGACCCAAGAGTGGGCTCGATGCCATCATTAAGATCAGCGGCATTAGAGATCAGCCGGGTCATCCGACCTTTGCGACCGGACTCCGACTTTGCGAGGTACGCGCGGTACCGGTTGAGCACGTCAGTAATGAGTGCCTGAGTGTCTGAATGGATCATGCCGCCACCTCCGATCTCAACGCTTCAAAAAAATCAACCTCGAAGTTGGCTCTGTTGAAACCACACGCGGGGGTGTGAGTGCGACCACAAAGCGAATATAGGTCACGCTTCAAAGGTATTTCTTCTCCGGTACGCCATCCGGCGTCGGTGTGCCCCCGAAAAACGCGAGTGCGCCCTTTGTGTTGCGAAACAAAATACCAACCGCCGTTTCCGCAAGGCTCACCGCAATCGACGTGAAACCAACCATTTGAATGAATAACGAGTTTTTTCATGCCGCCACCTCCTGCTTGGCCTTGAGACGGTTGTGCGCTTCCTGCACGTCGATTCCGATAGATGCCAGCTTGCGCTCTACGGTAAAGACTCGCTGTGCGGCGGTGTCGACCCACTCATCGATGAACTCAGGCACAAAGCCGTCGAGCGTGTTGCTGTAATGTCGCTTGCGATCGAGCGCGTAACCACAGTCTCGCCGGGCGTCTACAAGCTCTGCGATGTCGTCAGCGATAAGGCTGGCCAGTACAAGGCAAATAGGGTTGTTGGTTAAGTCGCTCATGCCGTCACCTCCCGGTACTCGTTGCCAGTGACCTGCACGTAGCGCTCAGTGGCGCCCATGCGCTGGCCGGTGAAGTCGTGGATTGGTGCGCTGAGCTGAACCACCCCAGCGGCCCGGTCGTGCCACTTGGTGCTGAAGCTGGCCATGTTCTGGCCGAAGAACCGCAGGGTGTCCGCGGTGAAGAAATACGGACCAAGAACGCCGGCCTGTTTAATTTGTGCGGGTGTTGGTTTTCTCATGTTGATCTCCTGTTGATCAGCAGTCGGGTGGATTCCCGTGACGCCCCGGAGGACGTTTCGGCTGGTATCCCTTCAGCCATCATCAGACGGGGTTACTCGCTAACCATCAAGACAGCCGCCTGACCGGTCTTGCGAAGCTTGCCGCCCTTGATGACGTACTCATCGATAGCGTCAAAGTTTTGGATCTTGGCTCGCTTGCGAACGTGCCACCGAGAGCCCTCAGCGGGCTGGTGCCGGCGGTAAAACTGGTCAAGCGTCTTCGCCATGATGGCGATACCGAACTGCTCGTTTTTGTTGATGTAGTACATGGTGACCTCCTGTTGGTCGTTAAGCGGTGGATTTCCGCAGACACCCCGAAGGGTGTTTCGGCCGGTTTCCCGCCGGCTCTCGTCAGTGCGGTGCCTTGCTCAGGCAGGCTTTGCAGTCGGTCATGTGGGGAGACTCTCCCTCGACCTCGAACCCGTCCCCATAGCTGGGGATGGCTCGACCGCAAAGCGTCGTTGTCTCGTCGTCGGTCAAGTGGACCTTGGACACGGGACCAAGTCGGTCCCGGTAAATCCCAATCCACTGACTCCACCTCACTGCCTCCCTCATGCTGTCGCCTCCTGTTGATCGCGAATCTCCATGACGCATTGGCAAACCATCTCTCGATCGCAAGTGTCACCGTCGAATGGAAAGTCTGGCCTACTTACCAGACGCATCAGGTAGCCAAGGTAGGCCTCGTCCCAAGTCATGGGCTGATGTCGCCCGTCGTCGTAAATTCCGCCGGGTCCGTAGAAATCCATGCAGTAGTCAATAAACTCGATCACGTCCGTGGGGAGATAACTCTTCATGCTGTCACCCCCCAAGCGGCTGAGCCTTCCTCGATGGCCATCTCGTCGAGCCGGATCTCACGCTGGACCTCTGACCCGCTTTTCTTGAGTAGCGCATAAGCCTCGTCATGTATCTGGTCGAGCTGATCAGCGGTCCAAGTGATGGATTCGCAGTGCGCGTGCTGGCCTGCCTTGGTTAGCTCAGCCTCAGCCTGCTCGAGCGCGATCAGGGATTTGCGTAATGCGGCAAATTCGGTCTGTCGGCCTACATGCACTTGGACGGCCTGACGGGTCCACTCTGAGTACTGCTCGATGTCGTGCTTCATTGTTAGGTCAAACATAGTTATCTCTCCGTGTGGTTTGGTCTGGGTTAGACGAGGTATGGCGTGTAGCCGTGGAAGGCGACATAGGCCTTGGTGAACGCGTCGATTTCACGCTTGGGTAGCTCCGCCTCATCGACGTACCGCTCAACCAAATTCCAGTGAAGCTCGCCCTCCCGCTCTTCTAAGCGGTTGCTGGTGTTGTAGTACTTGTCAGTGCCCGGCTCCAGAGCCTCGAGTTTGATCTCGTTAGCATTGATCAAGGCGCAGAGTTTGCGGTCAGCCTTGTACAGGCTGTTGAGTGCTCGCTGGTGCTTGGCGTTGATTGCTGTGTGGTTCATGTTTAGCTCTCCGTGTGGTTTGTCACAATTGACA